CAAGTCGTAAGGTCAATGAAATGACATTATCGCCTGTGTTGTAGGTGTTTCCGGTCTTGGGAATTACCCCAAGCCCGTACAACTGGAGTACTTATTATGTCGCAACAAGCGAACATAACTGCCTTTGATGGCGCTTCGACCCCCGTCTCCCATACCTTCTTCGGTGAAGGGATCTCCGTTATTAACGGAGAGTCCATCGCCGTATGGAGAGAGCAGAACGCCGCTCTTCCATATGAAGCCCAGGGAGTAGTCACCATGAAGAAGCGTAAGCTTCCGAGTGGGATTATTCGGGTGGCCTGTCGGGTTGAGATCCCTGTAATGGAATCAATTACTGGACAGAATGCCGCTGGTTATACCGCGGCGCCGAAAATCGCGTATGTTGACACCGATGAATCTGTCGGTTATTTCAACACGCGCGGTACTCCGACTTCTCGGAGGATCGTGAAACAGTTGGCTAGCAACGTTCGGAATAATCTTTCGACGACTACCCCTGTTATCACGGCCGGCCCGTTGGCCGAGCTGTTTGATATGCTCGTAATGCCAACGTAAGGTACCTTCTTAGCTGTGTGTTCTTGCGCGGCATTCGTCGCGTAGATGCGCAGCTATGGTTTCACGTAATGCTCTTATGGAGATTATATGCTTAATTTAAGCTCGTGGGACGAGGTGTTACCTGGTTCCCAAAGTATTGAGATTCTTTCGGATCTCGCTCTTGCGCATTGCCGGCGTGCCGGCAGCGACGCAGATTTTCTTTCGATGCTAATTCGCGAAAGAAGGTTTGCCGAGTTATGCGCGTATGAGATTGACTATAGTTACGGTTACACCGTCAATACAGTTTTACATATGCGCCAAGCTCTCGGCTTCTTCACGAAGCTAGGGGACTTGGACATTGGTGTTGACAAGGAAGCAGTAGCGCGTGTCAACTTTTACAAGTCTGAATTAGAATGTCTTCGGACGAACAGACTTTTTAACCTTTCTGCTTCCGATGATTTTAGTTTTACATCGGACGTCAGTCGCGTACTTAAGCGCGCTGAACGTAAAATTGCGGAAGTGTTAGGACCTGTTCCCAGCATTTCATCGCTGGATTTGAAATTTGGGCCTGGAGCAACGACCTCGGTACGAAAAAGAAATGCGTGCGCTCGTATTAAATTGAGCGCCGTACCGTCGTGTAGCACAAATATGCTTCCACTGGTTCCTCTTCTTTATGAGGAATTGCCCCATTATTTGGGGTTACACGAAACGCCTAAATCTGTTAGTTATACAGAGGATGACGTCAGTGTAACAGAAACAACAGTGTCTGATCTCTGTCTTCAACTTATGGACGGAAGGATCAGTTTTGTGCCGAAGAATGCGAAAACGTTCCGTACTGTTATGACGGAACCAACTTTGAACTCCTTAGTTCAGGGTGGGTTTGGCGGTTACATTGCCGAACGGTTGCGCCGCATTGGGCAGGACACTCGCGACCAGAGTAGAAATCAAACTCTGGCCCGTGAGGGTTCTCTTACGGGCGCTTTAGCAACGCTCGACCTGTCTATGGCCTCAGACTCGATAAGCATTGAGTTTGTGGCTTCACTCCTTCCTTATGAATGGTTCGCGGCGTTGAGCTTGTGTCGTACACCCACCGTTAGTGATAACGGCCGGGTTGTACAGCTACACAAGTTCTCGTCGATGGGTAACGGTTTTACGTTCCCTTTACAGACCTTACTGTTTTGGGCTCTGGCGGAAGCCAGCGTCCATTTCAGTGCCGTTACCGATAAGCGCGTAAGCGTCTACGGCGACGACATAATCATAGGTGTTGGTGCGGTTCCGATGTTGAGGGATGTGCTG